CAGCAACACTTCAACTCGGTCTTTGAAATCGTTCATTTGCCAGTTCCTCTTTGCGTTTTTTTTCCAGTTCCTTAGCCAACTTCTCGCTCGTCCAAATCGCGCCAAACTTTCGCCAAGGATGCGATTTATTTGGCTTAGTTTTTTTCACGCGGGTCAACCCCCGTGAGCCACGTTGCGTACCAGCGCAACTTGTTCGCGTCCTGCACAGGGTCATCTTTGTGGCCAAGACGCCAGTTGTACTTGGCCACCTGGCCGCGCAAGTACCCGCGCCATTCTTCTTCATTCAGTTGTGCGCGAATGGCGTCAATGCACTCAATGTCGCCTTGGTTGTAGTGCGGTGGACGCTCCACTAAGTCGTACTCTTTCACTTCCATTTTCCCCTCAGAACGGAATCGGATCGTCAAACGGGACATCCTCGTTACCCGTTGGCGGCGGTGGCAGATTCGATAAATCAACCCCGCCGCGCTTCCGTTTGCGTGAGGTTGGTTGTGATTCCGTGACCTGCGCCTTGAAGACCGAACGCATGGCCTCGACGGTTCTGTCGGTCACAATCCCTGCAACGCAGACAGACAATTCCTTACTGCTGTAGCCACCTGGCCCGTTGGTGAACATGCGTCCCGTGTCAACATGCTCGTAAACAACGTGGGCTTCCCCGCCATCAATGGGCTTGCCAAACGGCACCAAGGGCGGAATGAAGATGTGCTGTGCGCACCCCTCCCGCTGCGCCTTGCCCGTTAGTTTCTTGTCGTGCAAACCACAATGCCACTCGCCTTTCTCAACAGGGGTGGCGTGACAACAGGTGCGACAGTTCGCCAACGCCACCCTCTGCTGGTGACACTGCGCGTAAAAGTCGCACCCCTTGCACTGCCAGTGCGCCGGATCGTCTGACAACTTAAACGGTGGTTCCTTCGCGTCAATCGTGCGCTTGGCGCGGGCGAGCAATGCGTCAAAGCCAGACTCATCGAAATGCACCCATTCGGTGTGCAGTTCGTCGGTGTCCTTATTAACGGCAAAGTACAACGCCCGTTCCAACTTCAGCAGGCCCATGTAGACCTGCATCTGCGCATAGTGGCGCGGCTTGGATTCCTTAACTCCTTTCTTCTGCAAGTCTGCAAAAGACTTAGCACTGTGCGTCTTGCATTCCAAGACTGCCCAGGCTTTAGGTGCTTCAGGAAATCCCTTGCCGACGCCGTCGACACTGCCGCCAAAATGGCCCGTCTCATCACGACAGGTGATTTGCTTGCCATTTTCTTCGACGTACAGGTCGACGCCTATGCTGCGCAGTTCCTTGTGAATACGATCCTCTTCGCGGACGCCCGTGTTGAATAGTCGCAAAATGCGACCTTCAAACTCCGGCTTTGCCGCCCAGCGAAAAGTCATCCACAAATAGCGGTCGCACTCATGCCCGATCAAAGACGCGCCAAGGTGGTCACGGTGATCTTGCGGCTTGGCCGCGTACCAGTCGTAAATCTTGGACGCGGTGGAATGCTTTGATTCAGGCATGACCGGCATGACTTAGCCTCTTGCCCAAGGCCGTGCGCCAGTCGCCGCCTTCGGTGGCGGTGGGGTGGCCACTGCCGCGCTGTCAGCCTGGTAGCCCATGATGCGATTGCGCGACGGGTCTTTGCGATCCACGTCGACCTGCATCAAAAACGGCTTGTCGTGCAACTGCTCCGTCTCGGTAAGTTTCGTGACACCGACCGCCTGACACAGCAGCGCCAACTGCGAGCGTGCAATGTCCTCTGCCGTCTTATTGGGGTTCGATACGTTGAGCCTCTCCCAAAGTCGCCGGCCACTGTGGATGCCGTCAATGACCTGGATAACAAGTTCAATGTACTCGCCCGTGCCGGCCTTGGTTTCCTTAATGGATGAGTCGATCACAATGCCCTTGTACATCCCGCGTTCCAGCGGGTCGTAGGACTTGCTCTGCTGTTGTGGTTCAAACTCGGTTACGTCGAATGCAAATGTTGGCATGGTTGTATTCCTATTAATTGATTGCGTTGACAAAGGCTTCCCATGAAAGCGGGATGCTTTCAGGCAGGGAATACCGATTTTTGGCCATGTAGGCCGGACGTTCGCTGGTGTACAGCAAACGCTCCCCCGTGCTGATGCCGCGTGCAACTTCTTTGTTAAAGCCCACATCCGACTTCTTCACGATGGTCTTGTAGTTCGCAAACAGTACGGCGTCGCACCATTCGCGAATCAAAGCGTTTGACCGATCCTGCAGCTTTGGCTGGAAGCGGTCATAGGGTTCTGTCTCAGGGCTGTCAAAGCGCTTGATCGTCGTGTGCGCAATTAGCACCACGGCCATGCCCTTGTCGTTGCGCAGCGAGTTCAACCCCGCCAGCACATCGCGCCAGAGGCTTGCGGCAATGACCGCCCCCTTGCCGAAGGCCAAATCCTTTGCATCGTACTTACGCTCGACATCCTGCCAAATCATCGTTTCCAGCCAATCCAGGCTGTCGAGTGCCACAGTCTTAAAGTCGTGGCTTTCTTCGTACAGCGTGCCAATGGCCGACATCACATCGTCAAGCGACTTTGCCAGCGGGAAATGTTCAACGGCCAAACTGCCTAAACCGTCTTCAGTCAGAATAAAAATCGGGTCAGGCGCACCGGCAGCAAATGTCGACTTGCCAATGCCTTCCACGCCATAAACCATCACACGCGGTGCGGCAATAGCGTCGTTCTTCTTAATGGATTTCAAATCAAAGGCCATGGGTGGGTTCCTCAATCGTTATGTATGTTTTGGCTGGCTTCAAAGAAATCGCGGGTGCGATTTGCCGCCACAAGTCAGGGCGATCCATGCGGATTGCCTTCAGTAACGCTTCGTCGGCTTCGACTTTTGTTTTAACCGGCTTCTCAGGCCAGTCTTTGGTCAAGGCCAACAGCCGATCTACGTCGGCTTTGTAGGTAAATTTGCCCTGGCACTTAAGCCGCAGACCGTTGTGCAAAACCGTGGTGGTTGAGCCTTCGGGCTTGGCAGGTATCAGGTCTAGAATTTCTTGTTCTATTTGCAAGCGGGTGGCTTGCGCGGCTTGTTCTGCCTTTTTTGCCGCAAGCCAATCGTTTGCCAGTGTTTCAGGCGTTTTCATCGTTGTAGCTCCGTAGTGGTGGGTTCACCCTGCTAGGGGTGTGTGGCGACATTACCGAGCCGTCCGGAAAAACGCAACACCCGTCACAAAAAAGATAGCCCCCTATTGGGGACGCATCCACAGCACGGTCGCAAACTTACTTAGTGTTGGTTTTCATCGTTTGCATCGCTTTAAGGTGGTCTAACCCTGTTGACTTTTGCCGAACACATCATGCAGGGTTGCAGCGACTTTCGCAACACCAGAAGAAACGTTCGTATGAGCCATCCCACCACAAAGAAAAAACGGCAACCGGCCTGGACGGTCGTAACCAAACTGGGCGGCGTCCGTGCTACGGCTCGCGTCTTGGGCATTGCACCCAGCGCCGTCAGTCGCTGGATGAGTGACCGTGACAACAAAGGAACCGGCGGGGTTGTTCCGCAAAAGCACTGGAAAACGCTACTCAGTTACGCCAAGCAGGAACGTATTGAGTTATCTGAATCTGATTTGTACTCCATTGACTAAAGGGGGCAGTTCTGATGAAAAACAGCGAGCTGCTGGCCGCAGTCTATGGAAACCTTGACACCGAATATTGCGGTTGGGTCACAAATTTTAGACATGATCCAAATGATGCGCCAATTGCGGTATGGGGCGGCAGGCTCTACAGGGGCGGCAAGGCTCAGGCTGACATTATTGACAGCGCGGGCGAAGACAACACCTTCTTTTGTACGTCGGTGCTGCGTGGCGTCGATCAGGAAGGAAAGTTCCGGCGCGCCAAAACGTACTTTGACCGCCTCGCCGTATTGGTGGCGGATGACGCCGACCCGAATCAAGTCAATGGCCGCGTCAGTTACGTCATCGAAACAAGTCCTAAGAATTATCAGATTGGCATTCTGCTAGACGAAGACGACGAAGACACAAAGAACTTAGCTTTGGTTGATGCCGTCATGCAGGCGATGGCCAAAGCCAACCTTATCAAAGCCGACAGCAGCGGCAATAACGTCGTGCGTTATGTGCGACTGCCGGTAGGTAAAAACACTAAGAAGCGCGAGTCCGGTGTACACACTGTGTATACACAGGAAGCCGACCTAGACGTGCGCTACAGCCTCGCGGACGCGTGTGCTGCATTTGGGCTTGACTTGGATGTGATTCGCGAGCAGATGAGCGTGGCGCGGCTGTCGCCACAGCCGACCGGAAACGGCGCAGATTATGCGGCGTTGATTACCGCAATCGCCGCAGATGACCATAACGAACGCAGTTACCACGATGCGCTGCTGAAGTTGTCAAGCAAGTTGGTTGCTTCTGGTTTGCATGGCGGGGCGGCGGTCGAAGCCTTACGCGGTTTAATGCTCGCCGTTAAACCTGCCTTTGGCCCAGAGCTTGACCGCTGGCAGTCGCGCTATGACGAAATCCCGCGCATGGTCGCGGGGGCTGAAAAGTACCGCGCACCGAAGGTTGAAATTGCTCTAGGGGTCACAGAGCAGGAACGAAGCGGACTGCTTTTGACGCTGCCGCAGTTAGGCGAGATGACCAAAAACATCCGCTGGATGGTTAAGTCACTCATTCCTGCCGATGCGATGGGGATGCTCTTTGGTGCGTCCGGTACGTTTAAGTCATTTGTTGCGCTTGACCTGTGCTTGCACGTCGCGCATGGCATGGCGTGGTGTAATCGAAAGATGACACCTGGGCCGGTCGTGTATGT